AAAGCATATGTCTAATCCAAATATATCAGCAGAAGCAAAACAAATATATGCACAAGCTAATGAAGCTTCAGCTCAAGGAGTTGCTGAAAATGAAGCCGAATTAGAGCAAGTTAAAAAACAACTCGCTGAAAAGAAAAAAGCAAAAGGCGGAGCACAAGCTTCAGCTGCACCAGCTGCGGCAACCGCCGGAGCAGCTGGCGGTGGTGGTGGAGGTTCTGTATCAGCTGGCGGTGGTGGTGGAGGTTCTATGTCAAGCGGTGGCGGTGGTGGCGAATCAACACCATCTATGGATGCTGCCGGCGGACCATCAACCTCAGGTTCTGATGTGAGTTCTGCCTCATCGGCTGTTGCTGAAGGCCAAAGAATGGAATCAGCAGCTGATATGGGTTCAGTTGTTAATTCACCAACAACAAACAACTCTTCATCTTCACAAGGCAAAGCTAAACCACCAACGGCTGAAGCTTATGATTCTGATTTAGCTAAAGTATTGTTAAGAGCATAACATGGCAGAATTAGCAGAAAAATCCAAAGAAACAGCCGATGTTTTACTGAAGATTATCAGTAAAAACTTTATGGCTTTGTCTGCTATGGCCAGAGACATGAATGTAGCAAGTCAAAATGCAAAATTGCTTGTAGAAATTATGGGTGGCAAACCAAGCAGCAAAGAAGATAAAGTTGCTGGAAGTGGCCTTACTGAAGATGAGCGTGAAAGAAAACTTAAAGCATCCATTGAAAAAGAAACTAAAGTTACTCCTGTTGCAAAAGAAGAAAAGAAACCAGGTTTAGCATCAAAAGCTTTTGAGAAATTAAAATCAACAAAGATTGGCAAAAAAGCCACAAATAAAATTGCAGACCTTAAAAAAGCATTTAGCCCAGGAAAAATTTTTAAATCATTATCAAAATATTTGGCAATTGGTGCTCTAATTGGAGTAATTTTTGTTGCATTTAAGGATAGTTTTGTTGAATGGGCTTCTGATTTGTGGGAAACTATAAAAGAATCTTTTGGTGAATTTGTTGAAGGAATTAAAAAGTGGTTTACAGAAGTTGTTCAACCTATATTAGATAAAATTGGTAATTTCATTGATGAATGGGTAGTTCAACCAATCAAAAACTTTTTTAATGGCTTTGTAAAATTCATAAAAGGTTACTTTGAGTTTATGTATAATTTAATTACAAACCCTTTAGAAACAATTAAAGGAGTTTGGGAAAAATTCAAGGCTGTGGTTGATGGAATGATTGATAAAGTAGCAAATTTTTATGCAGGATTAAAAGAACCTCTAAAATCAGTAGCTGATGCATTACTTCCAGAAAGTATTAAAAAGGCGCTACAAGAAAGAGTAAAAGCAAAAAAAGAAGCCGCAGTAGTTGATGATAGTGCTGAAAAGAAAAAATTAGAAAGGCAACAAGCTGCACCAAAAATAGAAGCTGATGAAACTGCTCGTGTTCGTAAATTAGAAGAAGAAAAAGGATACAAAGGTGACGATGAAATAGTTCGTGCTCGTTTAGGTTTACCACCAAAAACCGAAACGATGAAAAAGGAAGAAGCAAAAGTTGCACCAGCAGCTCCTGCAGCACCGCCAACGGTAACACCAACACCGGCACCAGCTCCAGCACCAGCAAAACCAGCAGCTCCGCCGGTAGCACCAGCTCCAGCACCAGCAAAACCAGCAGCTCCGCCGGTAGCACCAACACCAGCTCCAGCACCAAGTGGAAAAGCGGCTGAACCAGCACCATCTTTACCACAAGAAGGTCCTGTTGCAATAGTGGTTAAAGCTTTAGAAGAACAAGGAATAACAAATAATTTTACAAAGATTGCTGTTTTAGCAAATATTAGAAAAGAAGTTGGAAAAGATATGCAACCAAAGTCTGAAAATTTGGCTGCATATGCTAAAACATCAAACGCCAGAATTAGAGAAGTTTTTACAACAAGAGTTGCAAAATATTCAGATGCAGAATTAGATGAAATTAAAAAAGATTCTGTTAGATTTGGTGAAGTAATTTATGGTAAAGACACCAAACTTGGTCAAGGAATGGGTAATACAAAAGAAGGTGATGGATACAAATATCGTGGTAGAGGATATATTCAATTTACAGGAAAAAATAATTATGAGAGTCTTGGAAAAGCTATTAAAGAAGATTTAGTTTCAGACCCAGACAAAGTAAATAATCCTTTTATAGCGGCTAAGATGACAGCCGCTTATGTAATTCGTGGATTAAAAAATAAAGTAAATGAATTTACATCACAATCTGAAGCAAATCGTGCCGTAACACAAGCCGTTGGTGGTTCTGGATTGAATTTGAATGAGGGCATTGGTGCAAAAATATTAGCAAAAGTTGAAGCAGAATCTTCATCATTTAGTGGATCTAATATAGGAGGTTCAAGCACACAAGTTGCTTCTGGTCAAAGAGAACAACAAAAACCATCAACGCCAGTAATTGTTAATGCACCAACTACAAACAATCAAATGGTAACACAAAATCAAGTTCAACCAAGAAGGCAAGAAAACATTGGCGGCGCTATGGCTGCCAGAGCTGCATAAAAAACCCCGCACAAGGCGGGGTTAGTTCACACGGCGGGGGTTTTTAACCTTGATTCGCCAAAGATTTAAAATAATCTAAATCTTCATCTTCAGCGTTTGACGATGTATCAAACGGAACATCATCATTTTTCAAAACAGTATCAGATGCTTTTGATTTGGTTGCAGGTGTAGAACCATCAAAACCAAGAACCTTATCAAGCCGAGATTTTAATTGGTCATATGATTTGAATTGTTTCTTTTCAACGAATTCTTTCAAACCATGCTCTTTCTTCCAGAGCTCTTCAAGTTTAGCATCATCACCATTAAAAAGAGCAGAGGCTTCTGCAAATTCTGATTTATCATAATTACGATAGCCTTCAACATTACGAATCTTTAGTTTGAAATTGGCACCTTCCCAAAAATCAAATGGGTTAACCGGTTTCTCATCTTCAAATTCAGGATTCATCGCTTCAGTAATCTTATCAAAGATTTTCTTACCAAATTTAAACAAGCGAATCTGACCTTCATTTTCTTTATTGGCAGGATCAGAAACAATTAGAACATTAGCAACATAACTTAGCTTGCGCTTTTGTTTCCGAGCAATGTCTTTGTTTGCTTCAATGCCAGAGTTCCATAATGTATTGTTGTGCTCACAAACTGGACATTTTTCATTGAGTGTTGTCAGACAGTTATCAATAAACCATCCGCCAGGTCCTTGAAAGCCGTGTGAGAAAACACGAACCCAAGGAAGAGCATCATCACCATCAGCGGCAGGTGCAGGCAGAAAACGAATAATCGCCATGCCGTTGCCAGCTTTGTCTACTTCAGGTTGCCAAAATCTTGTATCTTCTTTTGAACCGGCTTCAGAAGCCTGTGTGGTTGATTCAACAGCTTTCTTCAGTTTGTCAAATGAATTGCTGCTGCGTTTGAGGTTTGCAAAACTACTCATAGTATTTCCTTTCGTATAACGGAGTATAAAATTAATATAACGGATTATCCACTTTTTTCATAATCAACTACTATTTACAAAAAATCAATAATGTTTGGCAAATTCTTTATGATTTTTATTTCTAAATTGTATTAAAACTTTTTTTGCTTCTTCAATATCTTCAAATAATCCAAGATTATTTTGTTTATAATTTACGGTGCAACTTGCACGCCATTTATTAGATTTTTTATCCCAAGAAATTCCTTTTACACCAGATTTGTTGGTGATTCTTTTTTTTGAATTCCAAGCATTTTCTGCAATTGACGCTTGTCTCAAATTTTCTATTTTATTGTTTAATTTATTACCATCAATGTGGTCAACAACTTTAGGAAAATAACCATAATGATAGAAAAAAATTATTCTGTGTAATTTGTAAATTTTTCCAAGCAAACAAATATTTAAATAACCATTATCAGTAATTGTGCCAGCAATTCTTTCTTTTTTAGCTAATCTTCCAATTGATTTTTTCCAAATCAAATTACCGTCAACATACGCTAAGGTGTCATGCAAAAAATCTTTTGTTATTATCATATCATTTATTTAGTAGCGAGTCAAGCGTTTGAATTGTTTCTTTTACATCTTTGTGCAAAATCGCCTGACCACCAGCTTGTGTGAAATACCGAATTACATCCGGCGTATCATCAATAATTAATGAATCTGATGTGGCATATTCTGCCTTTTTCTTGCGGCCCGGTACAATGTTTGCTTTGTAATGAATGCCATGCTTGCGAAGCCATTTGATTTTTTGCACAGTTACTTCGCCATTAAATCTCTCGCCGCCAGAAGAGGAAAGAATTTCAATGTGAAGGCTTGAATGTTTTCTCAGGTATGACAACAGTTCTTGACCACCAGGAAACCATTCTAACTTTTCAAAGCCTTTTTTGTTGAGAACAAAATCTTCCCAATCTTTTGACCATTGCTTCCTGTCTCGTTTTGTCAATGAAAGTTGGCCATAGTATTCTATAAACTTTTTCTCAAAGTCGCATAGAACACCATCCATATCCAGATAAATCTTTTTTACAGTCATTTGCCTATTACCTTTTTAAGTATCATTTTATATTTTACCATATCTTGTGGTAAAAAAGAGGCATACTTGGTCATTTTTAGATAGTAGTTTGGCCATTGAATTGTATCGGTAATTTTTTTGTTCCACATGGGCAGAAAACCAAGTATTATAGCAAGCAGGCAGATTGTTTCTATTTCAATTTCTTTTCTTAGTGCTTTTCGTAAAAGTATTGGATAGTCGCCGTCATTCACTTTGACAATATCGTTTGGATCACTTGCAGATTCAAATACAGAGCGACAATCGTTTTCAAATGTGTATGACAAAGACTGAATTACTTTTTGCCTTTTACGATAGTTTATTTCAGCTTCTTCGGTCAGTAAATCGCCAACCCATAGCTCACCTTTTGTCACAAGGTTTGCAACAATGAAAGCAATCAAATCATCTTTGTTATTGAATTTACGGCTAAGTTTGTAAAAGTGGTATTTGTCTCTACGATTTTCAAATGCGGTGATACTGACATTTGTTTTACCGTTGTATTTGAAGAAATCGTATGATTGTTTTGAGAAATGTATTTTTAGTGCTTCGTAAATTTCAAATGCTTCGTATCCCGTCATATCGGAAGGCGAGAACCTTTCACTTTCAATAAATTTAAATCCATAGCGTCAATTTCAATCTTTGATTTGAGATTGGAGTTTATCAATGAAGCTGCAACTTCAATCTCAAGGCCAGTTTGTTTGCAATACTCAACAATCGCTTCAATGTAATTGAAATCGGTGTTTGCAACTAAGCGCTCAATGTTGAGCGCAAAGTTTTTCATTTCATCTTTTGTTGGCATTAGCGACTACTTTTTGGAATTGTAATAGCTGGGCCATAGTCCATTTCATCATACAAATGAAGAGCGGGTTGTGCAGCGCCTTGATTAAAAACATCCAATTCAATGTCATTACTTACATAAATTAAATCATCACTCATTGCAGATTGCGGCTTTATATCACCGAAAGGCCAATTGTTTTGTGGAATTTCTGAAAAATCAAAATTTGACTGTTCATCAATTGCAATATATGAATCGTCATCGTCATCAATAAAATCTAACTGACCACGGAAATGAAAACCACAGCCACGCAAAAAGTTTTCAAATTCTTCAATAATCGTTCCTAAAGAATCAGAATTAAATTGAACAGTTCTTTTTACATCTGCGCTCGTGGCAAATGGCATTGGTTCATTTTCACAAATAAAAATAAATTTTGACATAATATAATTCTTTCAATTATCGTTTAGTTGTTGCTTGTTGCGCTACATTATGAGATTGTGCCGATGCTGCAAACGCAATACAAATAATATCTTGACTACCAACATATGAACAGCGAACAGAAAGAGGATCAATGCCCTTTGAAATCGCATTGTT